CACACTTGTCGCGCAGAATGAACTCGGCTTCACACCCGCAGTCCACCCCAACCCACCCAAGACTCTACCTCAGCTTGTTCAGCTCCTCGAGCAGTTGGCAGCCAGCAATGTTGCGGCGCAGTACGGTGCGGTTGTAATCGATGACGCCAGCCACATCTGCAAGAACTCGATGCTGGTCTGGGAGTCTGAAGCACCTGTTGGTCGCAGCGGTAAGAAAGACCGCTTCTGGACTTACCAACAACTCAACCGATACTTACTGGAGATGTCAGGTCTTGCTCGCCACCTGGGCGTCCACCTGGCCATGACTTTCCATGAGCGTCAACCCGGCTCTAATGCTGACGGACGATTCAGTCCTGGTGGGCCTGACGTTCCTTCTCGAAACCAAACGGAGACTATTCCTTCTTGGTGCGACATCAACGTGCGCGCCATGGTGGATCCCAGCTATCCCGACCCTTGGTTTCCTTCTGTTTACTACTGCGATCCTACCGACAGCGATTGGGTAACCGGCGATCGAACTGGCGTATGCACCAAGCGTACCCCAGGTAATATTCGAGAGATCCTGCGTGCCAGTGAGTCCGACTATCGACTCGACCGAATCGACGGATTAGAGTGGCAGGACGACATTGCAGAGGCTGTCGCTGAAGACGTCGCTGCAAACGTCGATCCTCGTATCGTAGTTCAAGATGTTGCAAGTAAGGTTCAAAAGAATCCCTTGCATCTTAGATGGGCGTGTCAAGACGGCATTGCTCGTGGTGTCTTGCGGTTGACCAAACAACGTGGGTTGTTTGACTTTACCGTTGATCAGGTCGAAGACAGGAAGAGCAGTGGAGTGCTGCCTCCTCCCCCTCCGACCATTTAACCGGGGCTCAAACCCCATTCCTCAAGGAGAAAAAAGCTCATGACTACATTCATGATTCCTGGCAGTGCATTCGAAGGCGTTACCGCTCTTGGTACGGCTCCCCCCAAAGCTGGCTACTACGAAGTCAGCATCGTCGAGATTGAGAACAAGTCCAGCGACAAGTTCGGCTCTCGTCGGTTCCACGTTCAGTTCCCTAACGGGTTCAAGATGTTCGACTTCGTACATCTTCCATGGGACACGGACAACAATGGTCAGGCCGTTCAGGTTCCTGGTCTGTCCGAGAAGCAGGTTCGCGGACGCACTGCCGCTCTCATCACCATCCTTCAATCTCTGGGCTACTCCTATCAGGAGATCACAGCTGCTCAGGGCATTCACGATGACTGGTTCCTCACCAGCAAGACTCAGCGTAAAGGTTACGTCGAGTTCATCCCCGGCCAGAGAGGTGTCCAGGGCTCCTACAGCACCATCAAGTCTTGGGTATCCAAGGCTACCTATGAGCAACTCAAGGATACTGAGGTAGCTCAAGCGAGTGCTGCAGCGCCTGCTGCGACTAACAACCTCAACTTGCCCCCTACAGCAGCGAGCGTGGCTCCTGTGCCCACCAATGGAGCGGGTGCTCCCTCCGTTGGTGCTGCTCTGCCACCTCCCCCATCGGCAGCTCAGCAGATCGTTAGCTGATCTTGAGGAGGCGCAGGGAGGCATGGCCCACAGATGCCTCAACTTTTAAGGAGTGTAATGTTGCAACCTCTCAATACACGTTATGACCCTCAGCATCATGGCGCACGATGTGACATTTGCCCACTCAGGAAAGGTGGAGACCTGGCAAGCGACGAAGGGTTACCCGTACCGCCTGAGATACACGACGGAGCCTCAACCTTAGCTGTAGTTGAATCTCCCGGTCTTGAGGAGGTCGCGAGAGGTCGACCCCTCATAGGCCGTTCAGGTAGTGAATGGGGCAATGCCCTACTTGCTATTGGAAAGAAACGGCCTGATATCGATCTAACAAACGTCATCCTATGTAAGCCCCCCGGTCAACCATCCGGCGCGTGGGCTCGTATGGAGAAAAAGTTAGACAAAATCAATCGACGACGAAGCAAAGAAGGCAAAGACCCTATCCCGCATCCAGCTACATGCTGCCGTCCGCGGTTGTTGAATCGTGCGTCTAAATACCGTCACATCATTACTCTCGGCAAGACTGCCACACAAGCACTGACAGGCACGAGCGCATCGATTCATGCGTCCAGAGGCGGTCCTGTTTGGGTAGACGGAGAATGGTGTCAGACACCCAGCGGCGGCGCTCATATGGTGATGCCGACGCTTCACCCTTCTTTTGTTGCGCGCTCACCCAGTTGGCGTAGCGTGCTTCATTCAGATTTGGCGAAAGGGTTTCGCTGGTTCGAGAACAGACTTCGATGGCAAGACCCTGAGATCTTGTGGAGACCCACACCCGATGAGCTTGTAGCTTGGTTGAGCCAGGCAGCCCCTTTCTGGTCATATGACGTTGAGACCGACGGGAAAGACCCGATGTCGTGCAAGCTACGCACGATTGCGATTGCAACACCCGACCTGGATAAGATGGGCAAAGCTGCACGGGCAGAAATCGCAACCGTCTCACAAGCCGTCGGTGTTAGCATCTTATCGGCAGATGGCAGCACTCGGTTCTACTCTCCAGAAGACGAAGACGCGATCAAGCAGATACTCATGACGGCAATGACTGATGGTCGAGTATGGGTCGGACACAATGCCGGGTTCTTCGACCGCTTAGTCATCGAGCGCTGGCTTGGCGTCACTCCAGCCCCGCTGGTGGATACACTCTTCCCTACACGGTTCCGCGCACCAGACCTACCCAAAGGACTGAAGACAATCGGATCCATCCTTACAGACGTAGAGCGCTGGGAGACATCCGAGAAAGGTGTGAAGATTGCAACCGGTGCAACAGACGACGATGAGTTGTTGCGCTACAACATTGTTGATTCCGTGGTCAATGCCAGAATCGTTGTACCGCTCATCGATGCCTCATCGAATGCGGGCGCCTTCCGACCTCTCAACCAAGAGTTCAAGCCTCGTGGATGGGGCGAAGATAAACCTTGGAATCTGTTCGAGGTAGACCACAAGACTCAAGAGATGTGCCTCGAGATGCACCGCAACGGTGTGTGGGTGGACCAGAAGATCCGCATGGGTCTCGAGATTGAATACACCAACAGTATCGACAAGAGACGAAAGAAGCTGGATGAGATGGCACGAGACATCGGTTTGAAGAAACTGGACATGAAGTCAGTCAACGATGACGGCTTCAACCCAGGCTCGGCAGATCAAATACGGAATCTCTTCTACAACAAGTGGAAGCTGTCGATCCCACCACACATGGAGTCTCGAGACTTCTTTACCGAATCAGGACTACCCGGCACAGGCGATGCTGTACTTCGAGGTCATCTGTCCAACCCTGGTCTGTCGAAAGCGCAGAAAGCCTTCATCTATGAACTACGTCTATACCGTCGAGAAAAGAACAAGATACTCGGCACAGTCCTCTTACCTATGCAGAGAAGAGATGTCGACCCCAAGAAAGGTCTGGTATGGCAAGACGGTCGTGTCCGCAGCAACTGGAACGCCCACACTACCAGTGTCGGTCGATTGAGCTCCAGTGGTCCGAATCTACAGAACATCGGAAACCGCAAAGGACAAGGCAGGCTCAAAAGTATCTTCGCAGCACCGCCAGGGCGAGCCTACATCGGGGCTGACTTAGACCAAGCTCACCTACGAATCACTGC